ACTGGAAACACAGGGTTATCTTCCTGAACAGGCACAACAGATAGCACAAAGTGCTATGGTACAACGTAATCAGGCATACCAAGCACAACAACAGTATGAACAACAGGTAAAGTTTTATCAGGGGCAACAGGCTGCTGCTGAACACTTTGCAGGTAAATACGATTTAAAGATGTCTGATTTAACTGAGTTAAAAAAATATCCTGACCCTCAAAGCATGGAATCTGCTGCAAAAGATATTAAAAGAATCAGGGGGCTTGAGGAAGAGAACGCTAGGCTGAAGGCAGAGCGTGTTCAACCTCAAACTTTTGACAACAGTCAAAGCACCCCAGCAGCTTCTACCGATGAGGACAGGTGGCTTGAGAGATACAATCAAGGCGATAGGTCTACTCAAGCACAAGCAGCAGCACGAAGGGCTGCTGGGCTGGGATAACAATATAGTTTATATAGGAGTTTGACATGGCTCAAACAGCGACAACGGGTAATTTAGAAAATGCCCAGAGAATAATTATTAGTTCCGCAAGATACACAGAGGAGCATAATGCTCCAGCTTTGGCCTTGATTGAGCAGTTTAAACTGCCAAAGGGAGCCAAGCAGGTTACTGTCCCTAAAGTAGGACAGATGACTATGAGTGACCTAGTAGACGGTCAGGACATAGTAGACGAGGAAGAGATTGGAATGACCACTGTAGACCTTACCGCATCTGAGGTAGGGGCCAAGGTTATTCTGACTGACAAACTCGTCAGGCAGTCTGCCCCTAACGTATTCTCTATTATAGGAAGGCAGCTGGGTGACGGTATGGCACGAAAGAAAGATTCGGATGTATTGGCACTATACCAAAACCTTAATGGAGGTACCCTGCTTGGTGGTACTGGGCCGACATATATGAAAGCGTCTAATGTACAAGGAATAATAGCCCACGCCAAGGCTAATAAGTTTGGTAATCAGTTGTACATATTGCATCATCCAAACGCAGTTGCTTATCTTTCTAAAGAAGCTGCCACAACAGCGTCAGCAACATCATCTGAAATAACAAATGGATGGTCAGCTGACTTGTTGTCTAACTTTTACAGTGGGTTAAGACCTATGAATGGGGTAAGCATATTTGAAGACGGTAATATTACAGAAGATAGTGGTGGTGATGGTATTGGAGTAATTGCTGACAAGAGTGCTTTGGCTGCTCTTACCAGTGTGGATACCAGAACTGAGAGACAAAGAGATGCGTCCCTCAGGGCTACTGAAGTTGTAATGACTGCTGACTATGGTGTGTTTGAACTAGATGATAGTCGTGGTGCCCCAGTTAAATTTGATATACAGGCTTTGTCAACTGCTAACTAGGAGTAATTAATGGCAGGAATAACCGAAAGAAACCAGCAGAAAATAGAGTTAGCCAATAGTGGCTTCTCTATGCGGTATATAGATGAGTGGCAACCCAAGACAACCTTGTACAGGCATAAAGCCAGTTTAAATGTAGAGGGAAAAGTTGCCTATGAGGTAGGTACATCTGTAATAGGTGTTCCCGGTAATCCTGATTACGTGCTACGTAAATCTAAAATCGGTTTATTCCCTTGGAAGCCAAATGAGTCGTGTGAATGTAAATGGTGTAGAGAAACATTTAGTGAGTTAGCAAGACAGAAAGCTGCCTCTGCCAAAGTAGAAATAACTGACGGTAAGGTCGCTAAGACTTGTGATATCTGTGGATTTAAAGCTGAAGCTAAGAATTCTGCAGGTGCCTCATCTAAGTTAACCTTTCACAAAAGAGCAGCACACGCTAATATAGAGTCCTGAGAGTTGTAACGATTGACCGTGGCTCTCAGGATTCTCTAAATAAATAACGGTTGGTCGCAGGGCTTGACCCTGTAACAAGTAACCTTTAAGGAGGTTTAGATATGTCTTTTCCACAAACAATAATGGGCAAGCACGGATGGGAGAAACTTACTACTTCTGCTCAGAAGCATAAGCTAGGTACTCACATGCAGATTGCCGACAGAGAATTTATATATGCTCAAGCTGGTGAAGATATTACTGTAGGCAAACTGGTAATGGGTGCAGCAGGAACTGCTGCTCACCAAGTTGACTTGGCAGTATCTGCTTCTTCAGCAGGAGCAACTACAGTAACCCTGTCAGGCTCACTGACTATTACCAAAGACCAGTACAAAGACGGCTGGCTTATATTCAACGATGTTGAAGAAGAGGGTCACATATACAGGGTCAAAGGCAATACTGCGGTATCCAGTGCGACAGGATGTGTAATTACTATTGACGATGAAGATGGGCTTGTAACTGCTATAACAACTTCTCAGCAAGTTGGGTTATATGAAAATCCATACAAAGAAGTTGAGGCTCACGATGCCAATGATGTAGACCATGCTCCACTAGGCTGGACTTGTGTTGATATTGCAGATACATATTATGGATGGCTTTGTGTTAAAGGATTTACGGCAGCCTTAGTTGATGGTACTCCAGCAGCAGGGGTTCCTTTAATTGCTTCTAACGGAGTAGATGGGGCTGTAGAAGTTTATGATGAAGACGGTACAGTTAACCTTTCTCCAGTAGGTTACATGGGGCCAATAGCTGGTGTAGCTGGCGAATACGGACTCATAAAAGCTAACATAGGTTAAATGGTAGAACTCTGGACACCTCAAGGCTCCACGTATGTAGGCGGTGAAGACACTGGCTATAACGGTGAGACAGGGGTGTCCATTGTTGTCCATACTTTCCAGTTTAAAGACCCTGTGACGGGCAGGTCACAAGTGGTCAAGATACCTGCAGACCCTACGATTTCTCAGGCACACATAGAAGATATGGCAGCACAGGCTCTGGAGACATTCTTAATAGAGTGCCGTGTAAAGGACTCAAAGAAGAAGCCTACAGTAGCTGAGAGAAAAGAAATAGGTAAGCAGTTAGAAGAGTTTAAAGAGTACGCTCTCAAGAGGAGAGAGAGTACAAACAATAGAATCTATTACAGAGGTGTATAAAATGGTCGAACAGAACGGGGTAGCACAACAAGTCGGAATGGTAAATCAGGATGACTTAAATATAGCATTTAACGAAAGCCTTGAAGGAAGATTGACTTTTATGTCTGCTCGTATACGGGCACTACTTAGAGATATAGCTGAAAGAGATGAGCAGATAGTTTCCCTTACAGCTGAGATAGAGTCATTGAAATCCAAGGACAAGTCTAAAGTATGAGGTAACTTATGCCTGTACAGGGAAGAACCCGTAAGCAACTACGACAATCTATCGGGTATAACTTAGGGGCTATATATGTATCATCTGCATCTGGCAACGGTGATACAACTTCCCTGATAGACAATACTCTTATTGGTGGTAACGATAACTACAATGGGTACAATGTGGTATTTACCTCAGGTACTAATGATGGGGAAGTCAGGCGTGTCAGTGATTTTGTAGAGTCTTCTACAGATATAACTATATCTCCTGCTGCTTCTGCTTCTACTGCCACTAATGATACTTATGAGTTGTGGGAGATGGGGTATCACCCTAACGCTATTCACGACTTTATCAATCAGGCAATCATAGATACTACTGGTCAGGCTTATGACCCTGTAGAAGACGTTAGCTTACATGCTGATGGTAATTCACTCAGGTATGACATACCCAGTAATATATCTATCATCAATCACCTGTACTACAGGAGTAGCGTTTCCTTTACTAGACTCCATAGTTGTAATACAGCATTTGGTACTGGTGGAAATATTACTACCTCTGTTGATACTCAGGATAAGAAACAGGGTACTGGTAGTGCTAAGTTTGTTATAGCTGATGGGGCATCTGCTGGAGATGTAGTTAGTGATTCAATAACAAGTAAGGATATTTCTAAATACGATTACTTGGAGTGTTGGGTTAAAAGTACAGTAGCTACATCTGCTGGTAATCTAAAAATATTATTAGATGATTCTGCTGGTTCTACTAGTCCAATAGAAACATTATCGATTCCAGCTTTAACTGCAGACACATGGACATATGTCAGGATGCAGTTAAGTACACCTGAACTAGATACAGCAATTATATCTATTGCATTAGAATACGATGCTGATTTAGGAGCCTGCCAGATTAGATTAGACGATATCAAGGTTGTACAGAATGATACTGCTATATGGCAGATATTCCCACGACATCTATGGAAACTAGACCGTAGTGCAAGGGACTTAATCCTTACTGATGACGGTAAGTTTGAGGCCGGGTATTCATTACTAAAGATAACTGGTGGTGATAAACCAGCGTTACTTACAAGTGATGCTGCCACTACAGAGATAGATGATTCATATATTATTGCAAGAGCAACAGGGTTAGCATTTGCTTCCAATTCGGGAGGTCAATCTACAGACCCTGACCAGAACAGACAACAGGCAGCCTTCTGGCTTGGTCTTGCTGAACAGGCTAAGAGAGCGTTCCCGTTACTTATTACTGGAAGGGCCGTTGAGTAATGGCGAACAAGGTAATTACTAAGAATGAGATATACCTTAACGGTACGTATTATCCTGTAACCAGACCAGTACAGAGTACATTAGCTTCTATATACCCTGCCAAGGTTGTTATAGGAGATACCACAAAGGACAGCCAGTTAAGGTCATCGGTAATATCATGGTCAGATTGGCGTGGTGGTATAGGTGTTGAGAGGATGCAGGGGCCATCTGATGCTGATAGAGCATGGGATTCCACATGCCAGTTACGATATAGGCATCACCTTGTATTACCTGCATTAGCCAACCAGACAACCACAGAAATCACTGGTGGCTCTACCGCTATTACTGGCGATATAACCATGCTGGCAGAACTTGGGAATAATGTATATGCCAGCTGGGATAAAGTACCTTATTACTATGTTAAGGCATCTGATGATTGGACTAGGGTTACTACTGGTGGGGCTTATGAATTTGATTTCACTCCAACTGATTCTATTACAGTCAGGATGGCTGACACTGATTACATTGTAGTAGCACAGTATGATGATGATGGTAGTAAGTATGCCTATATATCTAATGCTACAACCGTTGTTGAAGTATCAAAAGCTGCTAGGTTTCTTGCGTTATGGGATGACAGGTTATGGGGGATAGATAACGATGGGCAACTCTGGTACAACCTTACGATTAACGGAACTCCTGTAGACGATGCTAAACTTCCTGTTCCTGCTGGATATGTTACAGACCTTTTCGTAGGTCGTGACTCATCAGGTGAACAGATACTATATGCTTCTACTCAGGTAGGTTTATTTGCCCATGATTCTGCTAACGGTAGGTTTGTTGAAACACAGTTTACCTTACCGTTTCATCAGTACAACGGTTCTGGTTCGGTAAGATGGCGTGACTCTATATACAGCCCAAGTGGATTGGGGATATATAAATACATTAATGGAAACATCCATGCTGTTGTTTCGGTGATGGGACCAGACCGTGATGACGGTCTTCCTTCTGATAGAAGGGGAACTATCAAGAAACTTGTGGGGACACATACAGAACTTATCGCAGCTGTAGATGCCACCACAGCCCCGGAGAGCGTTGCAAGTACAGATGTGGCATACCAGTGGTCAACGCAATCTATAGGTCACGGTTCTGCCGTTATAGAAGCCGACACAGGGTATTCTTCAATACTGGCTTGGAATGATACAGGATGGGAAGCTAAGTGGAAGGCAAGTACGGCAGCAAAAGCTGTAGACCAACTACTTGTAACTAATGCAGGTCAGGGAGACTACAGGCTGTGGTGGGGATATGATGGTAGTGTTTACCACCAGATGGTTCCCTTTGATATCATCAACCCTGCCCAGTTAAGTAACTATGAATACGCATTATCAGCTACACATGAAACACCATGGTTTGACGCACAACAATCAGAAGTAGACAAGACAGCACTTAGATTAAAAGTTGAAACATCAGGGTGTTCATCTAATGAAACCGTTACTCTTTATTACTATAAGGATTACGGAACAACAGAAGTACAGTTAGGTTCTTCTATTACCAGTAACGGAATAAATACTTTTACTTTTACAGATGATGACGATAATCCTGTTGGTGTAAATTTCAGTGCTATTAAGTTTAAGATAGCACTTGCCCGTGAGAATGATTCAGATGCTAAAAAGAAAAGCCCCGATGTTATATCTATGACATTAGAGTACAGGAAAAAGATGGAAGCTAAATGGGGTCATACTGTAGAGGTGGACCTTAACCGTGAATACAAGGGGAACAGTCCCAAGGAGTTACGGGAGAACTTGGTATCTGCTATAGAGAACACCAATCTTGTAGAGTTTACATTCAGGGATGATGATGGCGGAGACAGAAATTACTATGTTGATGTAGCTTCTGCTACGGGTCTTGAATATACAGGCTACGATGAACGTGGCTCATCTAGAATTACACTGGTGGAACCATGAAGTTTGATGCCGGAACTACAACTGTATCTACTTCAGGCACTGAAGTTCAGATATCTAATACAACTAATAAGGTTAGATACATCAAGGTAAAAGCATTGGCTGCAAACTCAGGTATCTCTTATCTTGGTGTTAGTGATGTTACTACTACCAATGGATACGAGTTATCAGCTGGTAACGAGATAGAAATTAATTTTGCCGATGCAGGTGGTACGGTACCGTTCAGTTCATTCTATGTTGACGTTGCTTCTAACGGTGACAAGGTTTGCTGGGCAGTAATACTGGATGGATAATGACTACACAACAGGGATTACCACCAGCACCAGAAGGATGGGCAGGTTCTAAGCCTGAGTGGGCATTTTACTCTTCACTTGTAGAATTAGGTTATATCCCCAATGAGGACTTTACGTATCAGTCTCCACTTATGGGAGGTAGGCTGGACAAGGGTGGAGTTATTATTGACTTCATGTTTGATAATCCACCTAATTTAGCTGTTAATGTGCAGGGTGTATACTATCACTATGAATTAGGGGCTGAAACAAAAGCCCGTGATATATTTGCAAGACAATCGTTAGCAGGTCAGGGAATACACCTGATATTCGTAGATGAGGATGATTTAGAACAGGACCCTATAGGAACAACCAGAGATGCTGTTAACTTTAAAGATACATCTCGATTAGGAGGAAGATAAATGGCAGCACCTACAATTAACTTTGCTGGCTTTGTATATGATGACGCTGGAGATGCTGTCTCTGGTGCCACTATTCATATATATGATAAGAATTCTACCTCTACTGCACGTGAAGCAAGTTCTATAACTACTAATTCAAGTGGATATTATTCCTATTCTCACGCAACTCCCGGTGAGTTTGACGTTGAGATAGTTAAAGGTACATCAAAACGTAGATATAAATTCGATGACAAGATTCACCTGTCGGAGATAGATGTTGAGAAACTTAGTATACGTGGTAACGAGGGGGCAATAGCTGGCCTCTATATGTATGCTGACGAAGGTGACGATGCTAGTGACCAGTGGCTTATAGATGTAGGAACTGACGGAGTAATGGCATTTGGTAACGATGCTGCTTCACAGGGGTCATTTGTAGACCAAGTAACATTTACTCCTAACTCTACAGTAACCGATGGAACTGTAGCAGTTAAAGGAAATCTAACAGTAGGTAACGCCTTAACAGTAGGGGCTACGTTACAGGGAGCAAGTCCTCTAACCTTTGAGGGTGGTACTTCTGATGGATATGAAACTACATTTGCTATCACCGACCCTACAGCAGATAGAACAATTACATTCCCTAACCTATCAGGAACAGTACAGCTTAGTGGTAATCCTATAAGCGGTACAACAGGTACGTTTACAGGAACAATAACTGGAGGTACAGATGGTTCTGGAGTCGATGTTGTTCTGTACTCTGGAACTGCTGGTGACAATCTTACATGGGATGCTTCTGAAGAAGTTCTAATTATTACAGGTACTAATGGAGCAACATCTCTCAATGTCGCTGATGGTAATGTAACTATAGCTGATGACCTAACTGTTACAGGTACTCTTACTGGTACGTTAGCAACTGCTGCTCAAGCAAACGTAACAAGCCTTGGAACCCTAACTACTCTTACCGTTGATAACGTAATAGTTAACGGCACAACTATTGGACATACCTCAGACACTGACTTACTAACACTTACCAGTGGAAATTTAACTATAGCTGGAACTACTACATTAGGTGGTCATCTGCTAACAGGTGGAGATAGAAGCATATACGGCTCCTCTGCAACATCAGCAGGTGGTGGTGCAAGATTACGTATGCTTCCTAATAGCAGTTCTACTCCGTTTATATTCTATACCCAAGATAATGATGATGATGCAGATGTCATTAGATTAAAACTTCCCGGTGGAGCAGCTACTACAGGTACGGTTGCTTGGGAAAATATTAATGTGATGACTATCGACCAAGCTGCTACGATACAAACCACTACTGGTGCATTAACCATAGACGGTGATGACGGTATTGTTCTTAATACTGGAGGGTCAGGTGGAGTACAGGTTAATGAAGAGTTAACAGTAGGCGTAGATGACACAGGCTATGATGTTAAGCTTTTTGGTGCTACGGCAGGGTCTTATATGCTGTGGGATGAGAGTTCTGACTTACTTCAAGTTATTAATGGTTCTTTTGAAATAGAAACATCAGGTGCAGACTCAAATGCTTATATGACATTTGATAATGATGCTAGATGGACACAGATAGGTTTGTATGGAAATGATGGTGATAAGTTTAAAATACGAGATTCGGCAGGTGGCGGAACAGATATATTAACTATAGATTCTAGTGGAAATGCGTACCTCAAAGCAGAACTTCAAACTGCTGCTATAGGGTACACTGATGGCGATAACGCCATGACGATTGCTGATGGTGGGGGTGTGACGTTTGCTGAAGATGTTACCTTCACCACAGGCAAGACCATAAAATTTCCTGATAATGGTTCAAATGCTGGAGCAAAAGCTGTATTTGGAACAGGGTCAGACTTACAGATATATCATGACCATACTAATTCCTATATTGATAACTCCACAGGATATCTAATAATAGGCTCTGACTCTGAAGTAAGAATTACAAAAGGTGCAGCAGCAGAATTTCTGGCAACATTTGTTCCAGATGGTGCAGTCAATCTTTATCATAGTGGCGATGGGCCTAAGTTCTATACGGCTGCTGCTGGAGCAGTTATAGATGGTAACTTAACTATAAATGGCTCAACCCCTTCCCTAACCATTGGTGATGATGGTGCAGAAGACATTCAGATAAATTTTATGGGTAATGAGCAAGACTTCCATATAGGACTAGACGATTCTAGTAATGTCGTGCGTATGGGAGCAGGGACTACAGTGGGTTCCGATTCTGCTTTCACTATTGGTAGTACACCGTCTGTTGGTTTCTTCAGAGCTGCAGGGGCAAATAACCTGATATCAATTAGACCCGGAACTACGTTAACTGCAGCTAATGCTGAAGCCTCTATGATTTATTCAGAACAGGGAACGGTTAACTGGGACAATGCATCTGGTGGTGACGCTACTATTGCAATACAGTCAGTTATGGCTCTTAGAACTCAGGCATGGGCAGGAGCAAGTAATACTCTTACATTCACAGAAGCTGCCACACTCTGGATAGAAGGTGCCCCAACTGATTCTGATGCTAATGTGACTATTACAAATCCGTATGCCTTGTGGGTAGGTTCAGGCGCATCTAAGTTTGCTGGAAACCTCACAATAGACGCTGATGGTGGGTGGCTTTACATGAAAGGTGGTACTACTAGCACCAATGCTACAGGAATCGCTTGGACGTTTAACACCGCAGATACCCGATATTCTGAGATTCAGATGGACTACGATACGAGGGCTTCTACTGGGTTCCTAATTCATTCAGGTTATCCGATAACAATCGATGCAACTACTGAGATTAGCCATCTCATTTCTGGCACGAGATATGCCAAGCAGACGGCAACAGGGTTCACAACTTATACCGATATGTATATCGCAGGAACGACACCAAGAATCGTTATTGGTGACGCAGGGACTGAAGATACCGCTGTAGTCTTTGATGGTTACGTCAAAGATTATTACATGGCATTGGATGATTCTGGCGATACATTATTAATAGGAGAAGGTTATACAGTAGGGACAACTCCTCGCCTTCGGATACAACCCTCTGGCTACCACTATTTCGGGATGTCTACCGTAGGGTCATATACGAGTAGTGGTAGTAGTTCGGTAGCTGTTGGATTTGCTTTTGAGACTGCCATAACAGCCGTTGCAGGAGACACAACTTATCAGTCGCATGTTCTTATGGGTGCTAATGGTAGTGGCTCTATTACCACGCAGAATAATAGCGAGACAATTTCTATAATTTCTACACTACTCGTTGATGAACCAGACATAACAAAGGGCAACGATACGGTTAACTATGCTTCATCGATATATATAAGCAATGTCCCAACTGAGGGAGAAAATAATTACTCTCTATTTGCTAGTCTGGGGACTGCAAGATTCAACGATGGGATTTCTCTTGGAAATTCAGACTCTACGAATCATAAAGTGGATGATTCTTCTAATGGTTCAGGTTCTGCCACCATGTATATTGGAAACCAAAGTATAACTACCTCCTCCGATATGAGACTAAAGACAGATATAGTACCTACGAATACTAAGGCTCTTGAATTAGTTGATAAGTTCAATGTTGTTGACTTCGGATGGGACGACCCTACAGATGAGGCAGAGTACGATAAAAACTATAGGGGTAGGTACATGGGTATGCTTGCACAGGATACTGTAAAGGTAGCCCCTTGGGTAATCAACGACCAAGGAGGAGGTAGAGACTGTACAGAATGTATGGCAGGCTTAGAGTGTGATAGTCATGGGATGTTTACAGTAGAATATCAACACTTAGTCCCTACCTTAATAAAAGCAGTACAGGAATTAAGACAAGAATTACAGGAGGTCAGAAATGGCAACAGGTGACATAACAATAGTAGTGACAGTCGAGGGCGGTAGTGCAAAGACTGCAACGGTTCCTTCTGCAACAAGGGTCAACGCTCTTGCTTGGATGAACAGGGACAGAGGTGGAGATGATGGTGAGCGTGAGCCGAATTTAACTGATGCAACCTATTCAGTACATATTGCGAACAATACTGCTAAAAGTATTATCCATGCAGCAGAGAAACAAATAACACAGGCAGCAAAACCAAGCACACCAACATTTACGGCAGCTACATAGAAAAAAACATTAGTCGAAAAGAGAGGCACGTATGGGATTGTCAAGAGCATTTGGATTTGCCATGAAATACAGTTCATGTATTGATGAGGTCGTTGACCTTGTTCAATTTCTGGATGAATCATCAAAAGACGGGAAACTGACAAAAGGTCAAAGGTCCCAATCCATGAAAAAGTTCTGGAAACTGGTAAAAGCAGTAGAAAATACAGATTAATTCGTAGCTAACGTGCTTCTCAGAGGCCCGTAGAGCAACGTAAATATACCATCTGATACAATTGCATAGATATAATATATAAATGGCAGATTTGGATATAGATTTACAGAATGAATTAATAGAGGCGAAAGCCCGTATTGTAGAATTAGAGGCTTCTACTAAAACAACGCTAACAGGGACTCAATTTTTGACTATAGTTTTAGTGGGGCCGTTATTTTTGGCTTTCGTTACTTTGGGGGTACTTATTGTATACAAGGTAACATCAAAACCAGCAGAGGTGGCACCGCATTTGGATGTCATCCTACTAGCACTAAGTATATTCAGCCTTCCTGTAACATCAGCAGCAGGGGCAATAGTAGCGTTAATGAGTGATGAAATAAAATCAAAGATAGGAGGCAAAGATGAAAGATAAAAAAATCAATACTCCATCAGTGAAGTTTGGTGTTCCTAATATTGGCACCAAACTACCAAGGTTCTGGAATTTTAGAATACCTGTTTTTGGTGGTATCTATATGGGAGGTGGCAAGTTTATAGTTGTTAGCTTTAGCACAATAGCTATTGGATTTATTGCGTCACTGTTTGTACTGATTAACAGTGGAGAACAGCAGATAACTTTCCCCATGCTTGGTGCCCAGTACACTGCTCCATCTATGGTAGGGAACCATATCGTAGATAGGGAGTTTCCTGCCGACCAGAGCCAAACCCTTCAGATTAATATGCCCTCAAGCCTGAGATTAGATGTCATCTCTTTTAAGAATATCAACTTAGGCAAACAGGGACTAACTGACTCGTTCCAGATTGCAGGCACAAGCACCTCTGATGTAATCACCATTGAAACCGTAACAATTAAGAACTCCTCATTTCCAACGATGGATTGGGCAAACGGAGATATTTTCACAATCAATGCAACCAGTAGTGTGGTAGCTGCTGGTCACACGTTTAGTCCCACTATGGCAAGTTCCACCAATGATGTTGTCATTGGTAGTGGTCGTGGGGCAACTTCCTACATTGCAGAAAATATGACCGTTGACCGAATTTTATTATTGCAAAGCACAACTGGAGGAGATGTAATTATTGAAAATCTTATCCTCGATAATGTTAATGCTTGGACAGGTGCTTTCAATGCCGATTATTTTGAAATCGGTACGCTTAATCTTCAGAACGTAAGAATCGGTGATGATGGTGATATCAATAGTGCGGACCTTGTTATTAACTCTAGCGTGAAAGTTAATACGGTTAATGATGGAGTCCAAGAGGAACCTGTGTTCATACGATAATGCCTAAGAAATGGTGGGAAACAATACATCTTAGACCTCAAGTTTTAACTGCAATAGTTCTGCTTGGTATCATAGCTATCATAGCAATGTATCAGGATATGACTGAGATTGCAGGGGTTGCAAGTGCTGGAATAATAGCCCTTAGTAAAGATGTAATTACATCAGACTCTAACTAGTTGTATTACTATATATTGCTATGCTAGTATCTAATTCTCAAACACTCCATGTTGACTTGTCCATGGGGATATTCCTTTAGGGGTGTGTCGCTTTCGTACATATGTTGCAGTTTCACTAAAAAATAGTCATAGGCATACCCCTTTTACCTGTAGAACACTCCCTTCCCAACAACGATATCGTACACATCAGAGGACGCACCAGTTACCGGGTTAGTTCTTCTTGTCTTCATCTTACTTTCGTCATACACAAACACTGTATTTTTTTTACACTTCTTACACTTAGCCTTGGTATTAGGACCGTTAGGCATCTCACAAATCCAGTGGTGTAAACACTTCTTAGTCATCTCTTACAATCTCTAGCATTTCCCCTATGATTTCTGTAATTTCTTTTGTTTCATCTGTATTTAACTTAGGGTTTAATTCTAAAATCTTAGATACTTCAAAGTACAAATCTTCTAGTAACTCTTCATACCTTTCTTTTTTTAGCATAGTGCCAAGGGCCATAGCCTGTACTATCTTATTGTTACTCATATCATTACCTCCTGAATATCTAATATGGTTTCACTTTCTTTTACATTGTCACCCCAATCATAGTACAGGGTATAGGAGAGATGCTTTGCTGAGTCATCTACAATTACACCTGCATGTGTGAGGCCGTCAATGGTTCCCTTCATGGCAGAGAGTAGGTTATCTATATCCCTGTCTCGTTTGTCCTTGGAACGCCATGTGATAGTGATGTGTGCCCTGTTAAAAGGATAGTCAGGCTTACCCTGTTCCAGTACATACGCAATAACTTCTTCTTTCTGTTGGTTACGTATTTTAGATAGGGCGTGGTAATGTGTCTTACGATTAGGGTAAGCCTTACTGGGGGGGAGGTCTGGTAATACTATCCGCATCCACTGCACTTGACGGGAGACTTGTCGGGACATTCCCCGGAGTCATAGATACAACCGTCATAATCATATAGATTACGCAGTAGTCTTTCTTCTTCTCCCCACTTAGCTAGGCTTTTGGTTAGCATCGTCTCAACCTTACTACCTATATTTATAGGGTGCCCGTCTGAATTCCAGAGAGATGAATCAACTGCAAGAAACCAGCTGACACCCTTTCGTAGCCTTTCCCTCATTGACTCTACCCTGTCATCGTCAGTGTCAAAACGATTAGATAGTATCTCTATGATATCTACCTTGTTCTGACTGAGGGCTTTCGCTATTGATTCGGCTGTCTTAGGGCCACGTATGCGTAGCTTGTCACCATCATACGAAACCTTCAGACCTGCCTCTTCTGCCTGTTTCAATAACTTTAAGCTGTCCATTCCGCTTCCTCCTCAATCAACATTACCTTGTTGTTTTCTATTTTGAGAACCGTGGAGTTGCGTAGTGAATTTTCTATTGCGTCTGTACTAACCTCTGCATCTTTTATAATCCCCACCTTTGTCGCTATTGCAACCAGTGGTTGTTCACCATTCTTCTTAATTAACTCATGTACTATATCACCTACAGTAGCACCGTTTAATACGTTATCGTCATCCGAATCGGTTAACCCTATGGTATTAAAATACACTGTATGTAGGTGTTTCTCGTAGTCATCCTCCAAGTTATTGTATACCTCTTCCATTTTAAAGGAAACTTCAAACCCTCTTGGAGACTTAATACCAGAGTCGTTAGACTTCCTGTGATGAAGGACAACCTGTAGTTCGCCTGTGTTTTCTTCCTGTACTTTACGTACCTCGTACACCTGTCTTGCACGGGCATACTTAAATGCAGAACCATGTATCTGCCAGTTTCCTGTTGTCTCACCTGCCCTGTTAGCGTGGTCTATGGATAGGGTAGTAACACCTAGTATCCCAAGGGATGCAAAGTATTCCTCTACTACTTCCTGATTGTTACCAGAGCCGTTTAGTGCAGGACCTACACTATCTATAACAACATACGTTACGTTCCTGTCAGCAACGATACGGGATATCTCCTCTATGTTATTTACAAGAGGTCCACTCAGTCTCATGTTCTTCCATATGATATCGGAGTGTTCAGGGTTCGGAAGGTTAAGCCCTCTTTGTACAGCCAGTAACCTTTGTTTAAATACCTCAGGTTCCTCTTCCCAATCAAGGTATAGTGCTGTTCCCTGCCTTGCCCTCATCCCCATTAAGTTAAGTCCCCTGTCTACCATCACACATGACAGTAATGCAAAGTATGACTTGGCACTTCCACCCGGTGCCCATATTAAATTAGCAACATTATTTACAAACAGTGGTCGTACCGCATAGGTTCTTGGAATAAATGCACTTAGATTAGTCATTACTACTTCTGGTTCACCTTCACGATGCTTATCTATGATAGCCTCAAACAGGTCATTGATAAGTGTTCCCCAGTAAAGATACTGGTAGTCCTGAGTCTGTTCATCAAGACCACGTATCATCTTGTCTCTGGCACTGATATCAAGTAGGTCTATCCTAGTCTTTGGAACCAGACGTTTACGTTGGTAAGAGTCACCGATTGGTAGGTCAGCTGATATGGTTATCTCTGCAAACCCACGCCCTGATGTTTCCCTTATTCTATTAGCCCTTAGGAATACACGTTCATTCTGGCAGGTAATATCTATAACAGTCCCCCTCTTCTCCACCTCCATGTTAGTCATACCTGCTCCAGTAGTTTCAGTCATACTTGTACCTCCTATTGGTTTGCTTGGAAGCCCTTGGATTATCTTTCAGCTTTTCTACTAAATCCTTTATCGTACCTACAGCTTCAACTATATTTCCAAGACTGACATGTGACTTTACCTTGGTCATAACCTCAAACATCATTTCGTTTTCTCTTTGCATCCTACGATATTCATCTTGCATGACATCGTATCTTTTTTTCCAAAACACTTCAGTGGATTCTTCTATCATATTCACCTCCTGTTTAAATAGGGAGCCGTACCCTCTGGAACATCATCTAAAAGTTCAAGGGATTATCGGACATGACTAAGGAGCAGAGAGCAGTTCTTCTGTATAGTGGGCACACTTTTTGAGGCGTACCCCAGAAGGGTAATTCTATATACTGTGGAGTTCTCTCCCTTTAACGTGCCACAATGCTAAATGTACATACCAACTAACGAGGATAATCAAAACCCCGACTCCAATAGCACGTTAGATTAAGTCCTTACGACTCCCGAATTATTTAAATTTCTCTATTCGTATGACCAGTTTGATATCCATGTTGCCACTTCACTTTTTAAGAATCTGTAGTGTCCATCTTTCTTGAGCCTGTAGTGTGGCATACCTTGGTCTATCATTTCTCTTAAATACTTTACGGTTACATGTAAGTATTCTGACAGTTCCCTAGTGGTTACCATCTTCTCGTCCATTCCACATACTTTACACTGACTCACTTTTTCCTCCTTGGTTTCGGTAGCAGTTTTCCTCTGAATGATTGCCATTTAAGTAAATGATAAGCGTGTATGAACGCCTCTTGATGGTAGGGAATGTTGTTTAATTCTCTGGTTTCTAGTTCCCCTCCTTCTTCTTTAGGTAACTTAACTATGACTGCCCTGACATTAGGATTTTGTATATAAGGTTCTGATGAAGGCATTATCACCTTATATAAAAACAATTGCTCAAACGCCTTAACGTAAGCAGCCATCTGTAATGAATACTCAGGGTATATAGAAGCACCCGTTTTGTAGTCACATATTACATAGTTACCGTCAGCATCTTTTGCAATAACATCCGCAGTCCCTGCGAATGAAACCCCGGTGGGTTCGTCATGGTAATATAAACTCTGTTCCCGTGCAAGTATCTGCAGTTCAGATTCATCAAGCCATTGTTCCCAAGCATCTACTACTGGCTGGAATTTAGCTGGTACCGATATGTTGGTATCAACGTATAACTCCTGTAATAAGGCATGTGCTTCTGTTCCGTAGTCAGCTGCGGTGTCACGCTTCTGTTCATGGGCTTTGCTTGCGTGTAACAATAATGACTCCATATCATTAAGGTTCGGGTCATCTTCAATGTAATACCTTGGTAATGAATAATGCTGCCTGTTATTTCTGATGTAATCCAGAGCCTGATTCATAGCCCAGAATCTGAGTCCGTATTTATCTAACACATTGGTCACACCAGTGACACGTATCAGTCTTTCAGTATCAGGTATTCGATTGTCACCTACAACGGTATAGGCTTTCTGGTCTTCAGTCAGGTTTACCTGTAGTGCGTCCATCCACCTTAGTTCGGGTGATGTCATTAGTTCCCCTCCTTCTTTTCATGTTCAAGTAATACGGTTATAAGATGTTCGTACTTCTTAATAAACTTACCCATCTCATTGTGTCGTTCAAGTAAGTCGTACCACATAGTCATGTATTCGTCTTCCAGTGATTTCATTACAGTGGTTTCAACGAATAGTTTCTTTGTTACTTTCACCTGTTTATTTTTACCTATTCTAAACAGAGACTTCAGCCACTGAAAAAACGAGGTAACTATACTGGTAACCTGATAGTTAAATTTAATTCTTCTAGTGTGACCTCTTTGTGTATAGGGGTTTCCCTTAGAATTTTTACGTGTAGCTGGGCTTATTGTTGTAGAGTTTCGTGGAGTATCTAAGTTACCCGGTTTGTCTTTCTGGATATCATCTTCATACGGTATCTCATTTTCTATCTGTTTAATAATAGAATCTATATGCCTGTTATCTCTGTCATATGGCCTCGCCTCTATACCGTATTCTTTAAGTACATTCCTAACGGTTGTCTTTGACCAACCTACTATGTTCGGTATAGTAGTGTCTGGTGACTTAACATTTACGATATATAAACCTTCACGTGCCTGTCTGATTATTCTTAATTTTTCTGATAGCCCTAATGCCATTGCAACTCACCTCCTTTAATCCTTTATAGTTCCTCCTCAGGGAACTGTATGGTTATGTTTAGCATCTTGGTTACTTGTCCTCCTATATTTACAAGTGCCATACCTGTTTGTTTACCGTCTTCTATATCCATCATCCAAGCTGTAGCATCTGAATCACCGTTGGCATCGAACTGAATGTTCCCGGTTATCATTGCCTTTGCTGAATACTTCTCCTGTGTACTACCCATTTAAACCTCCGAATAGTGATAGTTGTTTTGCCTTCTCATAACAGTAACGGTTTTCCATTTCTGGTTGCCAATACTTTATAACTAATACCATTTGTGGACCGAATCCCCTGTTTAAAGGGAACGCATGTTTATCGAATTCAGACATGGATACGGAGTAGGATTTGCCAGTGTCACCTGCCTCTATTCTGATGGCACTGGCTCCTCCCTCTTTCGCCTGCCTGATGATGGTCTTATCAAAAGCCCACCCTTCTGGTCTGCGTAGCTTATGCTTTGATTCAAGTACCCGTTTAACAGCTACCCCATCAATTATTTTTGCTACTACTACACCGTCAGCAGTACGTAAGTCCATGCTACACCGCCATGTCCATATCATTACCCTGTGTATATTCATTCAGGATAATACTGGTGTATGTGTCTGTAAGCTGTGCTATAACATCAGGGTATATATCCCCATCGTCAGATACAGATGCCACCGATACTTCTATCGCAGCCTTGAAAGCAACCTGTCTTACTATTAATAATTCTCTTTCGCTATAGTTAATTATTGGAGCGTCCCCTTCCATTACAGGTTCAATGTATGGTGCCTGTACTGGAGTCTGTACTGGTGCAGCTGGTGCAGCTGGTGCAGGGGCAGGTTGTGTACGGGGTGAAGCATCCCAAGATATAATCCTGTACTTGTACATCCAGTTATGGGTACCGTCAAAGAACTGACCGTCCCTGTCTTTCTTCAGTTCACCACGTTCTACAGTAACCGTGTAGTTTCCTGTAGCGTCATAAGAACCATCGGGTTTCTGGGTTATGATACCCTCAGGTACACTGTCTTGGTATACCCATATCTTGTCACCCCAGCTGTTAGTGCTTGGTGTCCATTCCCAGAACACAGTTAGTTCCCATTGAGGTCTACCGTTACGGTCTGATGTTGGCTTAACACCACCCTGCTGTATTCTGATAGTTGTTATTATTGGTTGTGCATTATCCATTACCATTGTTACTCACCTCCATGAGTTGTTGTTTCTAGGTATCTGTTGAGGCTATCACGTTTAAAATACAAACCTCTTTCTACCTTTAGAGCATCTAAATCTCCATACCTGTGTAACCTCCGCAGAGATTCAGGATGAATACCGAGGATGCCAGCTGCGTCTACCAAGTCTATGAACTCGGTATCGTTGCCACACTCCTCACACTCAACTTTTAGTTTCATTATTGCCTCCAAGTATCGACCTTATTTCTTTTAGTTCACTTGCTATTTCCATTAACGACAGCACAGTCAGAGCCTCCATGCCTTTAGCTGTCATGAAATTGTCACTCTTTATTTTTTCTGATATGTCTATCGACTTATGTACTTCCTTCCATAAGTTATCTTCCAACACTGTTACAACTCCTGTTACTTGTTACCTGTTACTTGTTACCACTAGTATTATAATGTGGTGTATTGTTACTGTTACTTGTTACTTCTTCTGTTACAAGGTATGTTATTGTACACAACACCAACTCTTATGTCAAATGACTGATAAATGAGGTGGCTTTAACTCTTAGGTCTGTTATGTATCCATGTGAATCCACATAGTAGGACTCACCACGGACATCAAGATAGAAGCGTTTGTGCCTTCGTATTAGGGACGCAACCTTTTTCTCTGTACGTTTGAGTACCCTGCTATTGGTATACGCCTGTACGTGGGGTATAGGACGTTTATGTAATCTGCAGTAGAAC